CATAGCTACCCGAAACTACGAAGTTACAATCTACAGTAGTCACTGGGCCAAAGTAAGAAGGATAAAGTTTTAAAAGCTCTACAGTTACAACATCTGTGTCATTTAAGTTATATCCAGATATTTTATTTATCCTGTATTGTTGGTTTTTAATAAAGATATGGTCATTTAACCTAATATTTTTATATTCATCAGGACTAAACCTAACATCTAAAGTTACCTTTCTTGAACCTTCCCAATAAAGACTGTCAGTTAATAACTTCCAATACTCATCATAGTTACTTCTTGAATCGTCAAAAGCTAAACCAGGATTTGCAAAAGTTCCGTAAGTTGTGTTAAAGTGTAAATTCTTTGTTACACTTGCAGTTACAGGTAAGTTATTTACATTTCCTAAAGTCGTGTAAGTACCGGTTATTTCCGTTGCAGAACCGCCCTCTCCAAAGAAGAAAGAACTACCTGAAGGTAACGAATTACTTAATTTGTATCCAACACGAGGTTTAAACTTATATGACTTAATTCTGTTATTGTCAAACTTGTATAAATGGGGTACTACAAACCTACTATTTAAGTCTACGTTATAGGTTGGATTACCTTCTTCATCTACACTACCGGATATAAACGGTGCAGCTAAAATTACTGGAGCAAATTTTGTTGTTATTTTTCTTGTACCTTGAGATATATTGTTATCTGCAAGTAGTCTAAGAGTTCCGTACTGATCTCCAGGTTCGTTTTCAATGGTTACTTTAGAAAATCTATCTGTATCTTTTTCGTTACCGTATACTATCTCTCTCTCTACTTCATCTATGGTGTGGGTTATACTTACTCTTTCTGCAGATTCAAACTTATTAGTCCAATCTACATTACTACCCGATAGCATCCAGTTGTCGAAAGTATCTACACTTATTGTGTTTTCTTGATTGTAGTCTGGTGTAAGTACAAGGTTAAATTGCTGTATAAGACCATTTACTACATCTATAGATCTTAAATCTGAAGGAAACTGTAAAGACATATCAACAGTAGCCCCCTCATAAGAAGTAGGAGCTTCAGTACATTGGAATGCTCCAGCTATAGTACCTAATACTGCAAAGGCAACATCACCAATTGTTACAGTAGTAGAAAGCTGTACCCATACTTCGTCACCTGGAACGGTATTGTAGTAGTTAGCACCTAATTCTACGATTACATTTTGACCGTCTAATGATGCTATACTTATTGTTTGAGTATCTAACACAGTACCTCCAAATAAATGGTCCCCTACCATAAGATCAAACTTTAAATCAGCAGAGGTAAATGCACCAAAAAAGAAAGGATTTAAAGATGAATGATTTACTTTAAATTTGTAAGTTCCTATATCTTCCATAGTATAGTAACTATCGGTATAGTTCCAAGCATTTAAAGGGTCACTACACCCCAGACAAGTTGAACTTTTGAAGGGTACTATGACTGGTGATACCGTTGAAGCAAATAGAGGTATATTAGTAGCGTCAATACCGGCATATACTATTGCCGTACTACCTGACTCTGCTTTAAATCCTACTCCTTCTTGTGATTTAGGAAGCAAATATAAATCTTGGAAGTTTGGTGATTCAAAGAAACTACCTGTAGCTCTAAACCCTACTTGATTTATAATCACATCCAATACATCTCTTACGCGTATTGCCGGAATAAGCTGCTGGGGAAGAAGTGGAGTAGTAGATTTGTCGAACCACTGTCCTGGTCCGCCGTTAGAAAATCCTATTTTAGTAAACGTTACATTTTCTGCATCAGGATCATCTCCATACTCGGCTACAGGGTAGTAAACCGAACCGCTAAGCAAACCACCATCCCAAGAACTAATAATACTTGCTGAAGATATAGTATGTTCGTATGCCGACCAATCAGCATCTGCAATAAATTGGTTTGCTAGATTGTCTTTTAGCTGAATTACATCATCAGTTATTTGGCATTTATAGTTTACATATCCATTCTTATCTGTGACTACATCAAGTAGATAGAACTGTCCTCTTAGAACTGTTTCTCCTTTGTAGACTACATACCCAGTTATAGTATTGTAAAATGCAGGTACATCTTCAACCCCTATATCGTAGGCATGGTTAAAGAATTTGTTATTTACTTTATTTCCCGGTAGAGAGAACGTTTGAGAACCTACACCAAAGAATTCACCTAACTTTCCGGCTTCAGTAGCCGAAATATTTAACCTTAGAGGAATATCATCTTCAATCTCAAGGTCGTAGGTTACTCCTTTGTAAATAACTCTAATAATTGTATCTGCCATTACCTACCTATATTTTGTATACTATATTCGAAGTTAAGAGTATATTGGAATAGTTTTTGCCCTCTTTTGTTTACATTTCTATCAAAAGAAGTATCTGTTACTACTACAGGTTTCCAGTCTGTAGAAGCAGGTCCTGAGTTAATCCATACAGCCGGTGAGTCGAATATTTGTTCTAACCACTGTGCTTCTGCTTGATCTAAGTAAGGAGTTGTTATAGATATATTGTCTGTTTTATATACGTTGTATATATCTTTTCCTCTTTTCATTTTGTTGAAAGGAACAGTTACTCCGGAATAATTTACAAAAGGTTTTTGGTAACTCTCTCTTGTTACTCTAGATCTTTGTGAGGTAGGTAAGCTTATTCCATACCATTCTAAACCTCCTATACGGTTAATAAATTGTATCTGGAATCTATCATAGTAGCAAGCCTCTTCATCTTTATAGAAGTAAAGATCATAATAGTCAGAACTTGCTTTCATATACGAAGAGTTATCCCAGTTGGTTTGTGTAAATCCTACTTTAGACGGACCGATAGGAAAACTTATACCGCTATAATCATTTGCAGTTACACTTTTGGTATCCCCCGTCGCTACCAACGTATCACTTGAGTTGTATAGTCTATATGTTACATTGTAGGTGTTAGGTAGAGAGGTAAAGACAGGTAAGGTTAAATACCCTGTATCATTGTAGTCGATATGTCTTTTTGTGTTTACTTGCTGAGAAGCAGGATTTAAAGACGAAGAAGGATAGTTGGTCAACCATTGCTCGTTAGCATATACCCCGCTACCGGTATCATAATTCCAACCTGTATTCTGTAAGTTCTGGTAGTCTACCTGTCCGGGGAATACTATGAGAGGAGTATTTGCTCCTTGCTTGGCTGGATTACCTACCGCTCCGGTACCTGTATATATATTTGTTGACCCTGATATAGAACTACCAAACTCTTCTCCAAACTTTACCTGAAATTGCTGTACCTGTAGAAAGTTCTCTACTGGTGAACTACCAGTAAATTCGTGATTGGGATATTCTAAATAGTCTGCTATAATTCTTGCCGGGTCGAATATTGCATCTCCTGAAGGGTTAGGATACTGTCTTACTCTGGACAATATAGTAGAACCAGACACAATATCCATCACATATTGGAATTGAGGTTGGGTGTATTCGTTAGAAGATACTGCGTATAGTAGATGACCGTATGCCGCTCCTACTTTATTTGGTTCTTGATTTACTGTTATAGCCATTACTTAAATGTTTTATCGAATAAGATACCTATCTGTTCAAATGCTGCATCTGTTATTTCTTCTCCTGCCTCTTCTGCTGCAGTATCGAAAGATTTATCTATGAAAGGCTGTGCGGACATATATCTTGTTCCTTGATCTACGAATATACCGTATAGGTTCATTGCTATTCCAGGATCAGGACCCTCTAAAGGTTTTATACTTTTATTTAAAGGCTCAGGATACAGTCTTTTAGCACTATTTGATCTTGGTCTTTTACCTACAGGAGCATTTTTAGACATCGTCTTTGCCCATTTCTTAGTAAAGCCTTTTATATCTCTTTGTATACTCATTACGGACAGATTGAACCAGAGTTAAGGAACACCTGTATTGTTCCTGTTACATTGCCATACTTCATAGTTCCAGTAACTGAACCAGAAATAAATCCGGCAAAGTTAAAGTCTGGTGGCTGAGAAATATCTCTGTTAAACGGAGTAGTTAATGATTCATCAGTATAGAAGTATGCTCCTATAATGTTATCAGGGAATGATTCTCCAGGTACAGTCTCTTCAGCGTATACTTGGCTATCTATAATACCATAATCACCGCATCCTGGGTCATTTATATAACCGCCGCCTATTAAGAATGACTCTACTACAGGTGTAGGTGTGGGTGTAGGTGTGGGTACAGGCGTGACTGTGGGTGTGGCAGTAGCAAGAGGTATCTGAGGATAGTCACAATAATCCCATCTAAAGGGTGTTAGTACATTTATTGTTGCTACCCATCCATATACTCTATCTTGGAATGCCTCGTTAACCGGAGATATATCTGTTATTTCTACGTTATATATTTGCTGACGATCGGTAGTACCTTGGTTAAACCAAGCCAGAAGATCGTATATATACATCTCTGTTCTTGATTGAGCATCTACCGGCGACTCATCAGATAGTTTAGGAACATCCATTGAGTATAACTCAAAGGTTAATCCTCTCTCTCTATCCAATACACCCTGAGACGAAAGAGGTCTCATATATACATAAGGGTACTCCTTATTTACTGCATTGGCATCTAAGAAGTCCAACGTACCAGTATCGAAGGTATTTATACCCTGGTGTGCAGAAGATGCAGACTGGAATGCCTGTATGATCTCTTTATACGTTAGATTGTGTCTGCGGTTGGGTGAACTACCGGCCATTTATTTTATTTTTTCTACTATATGTTTCTGTATCATCAGCCTTGCTGCTATCCAAGTATCTTTATACCCTTTCTCTCTAAAGGAAATTACTTGTTCTCTCAAGTGATCTTCTATTGCAGGTAGTATGATATCTTTTTTGATTTCTTCTTCTTTAGAGACGTAGTTTTCTATACTATCAAGTCTCTCGGTTAATTTTTTCTTAGCCATAGTATTGTGAATTGTAAATAAATAGTTACCTCTACCTCTTTATTGCACTACCGCCTACCTATATCTTGATTGCGCTCTTGCTTGAAGGGCGGCCTTTCGTTCGGCTTTGGCTACTTCTTCGTTATAGTCTTTGTCTATCTCTAGATAGTTTAGAGCAGTAATAAAGTTAACGTCGGTTAATCTTTTGTCCCCGGTGATCGATAGGAGGTTGGATTTAGATAGGCTGTATAAGGTACCCCACCACCCCCAATGTTCGCCGAAAGACTTGCCATTGTTTCTTTCTCCATCTTGGTCTTCGTCCTCAGACTCATTTTTTTCTCCAAATAAAGAATATGATTCAAATAGAGTCCGGCGATACCCAAAAAAAAACTTAATGCCCCTAGCATTACATGGGCCGGAAAGTCGTTAAATAGATTTTCTCTATCCTTTCTTTTATTACTATCATATTTCTCTATGGTATAGTAGTCGAAAGGGTTATTTACTTTGTTGTTTACCGTCTTTATTTTTTGTTTTACCTTATACGATAGAGAGTTAAATCTATTTTTTACTACCGGACGGTATAGTATAGCAGCTATTTTATTTAGATTCAACATAGTATCTTTAGAGAAGTTTTCTAAATCTACATACTCACCTATAGAGGTCTGGTTGATATATGCATATCCATATAACTGACCGTTAAACTCTATGAGTGGATGGAAGGTTTCTTTAGGAAAAGCTACTTCGGTTAGATCATCAGATATTTCTCTTATAGTATTTAGAGGCAAATCCTTTACCTCATCTACTGTCATATCTGTTAGGGCTGATATTGTAGCTATAAGTCTTTCTACCGAACTTTCATTTTTACTCTCTACTATTTGTTTGTATTGAGAGATGGTTAAGTATTCAGGTATCTTTAATGTTATTGATTTACTTTTCATATGCTTTATTTAGGTAGTCCGAATCCTACCGATATCTTTCTGTTAGGTTGTGCTATTGTTAGGTTATTCCTTTTTAGAAACTGCACTCTACTATAATTAGCTAGCATTAACGAATCCACATAATCATCATGGGTGCCGGGTAGATGTGTGAAGCTCAACTTACCGTTAGTAGACACCTTATAAGTATAAGTAGAGAATTCAGAGTGTAATTCCGGACATAGTTCTGTAGTTGGTAATTCTATGTTAGTTGATTCTATATCTCCTATTAGCTTTCTTACCATTTCGGTTTTATTGTCTTGGGTGGTGTTAAATGGTCTAACCTTTCTATAGCTTGGTGATATAAGGTCGAACATCGCTCTACCTATACCGTTTGTTTCGATATAGCCTCCTACTATGTTAAAGCTACCCATAATAGACATAAACTGTTCTGCTATATCCTGTATGGTCTTTTTATTTGTACCTTCTATCCATCTTACCCGACCGGTAGTATCTATAAGAGTTAATACTGATTTATCATCTGTAAGGCCGGTATCTATACCTGCATATACGTCATGTCTTACTCTTTGGTCAAATAAATTAATGGTGGATACTCTATCTATACCCACAAATACGTCATTTCCGGAATCAACAAACTCTGCTAAAAACTCTTGTCTAAAGATGTCAGGAGGTAAAGACTTACGAGCCTCTTCAATTAAGATATCGCTTACATATGGACATTCGGTAAGAGGAAACTTCATACTTACTACTTCAGATTTGTTGAACCAATTAAAGAAGAAGTTCTTACCTTTAGGTGTAGATATAAGTAGACATTTCTTACCCAGCGGGTTAAGTGTTGGTAGTATAGCCGTTTGTAAGGCTAACTCTTTTATAAATGCTGCTTCATCTATTATTAAATGGGTAAACCTAAATCCTCTTATGTTGTCTGGTGAATCACTACTTAGAAACTTTAAAGTACTAC